AGGACGTTGGCGTGGTTATCTGGTCAGGATGACCTGTTAACTGCTTTTACTAATGGCGAGGACGTGTACAAAATCATGGCCTCTTCTATATATGGGAAGCCTATAACCCTGATTACCAAGGAGGAGCGGTTCATCGGCAAGACCACAATCCTTGGCGCAGGGTACGGTATGGGTGCGGCTAAGTTCAAAGCTGCACTGAAGACTACCGGGATTGATATGGATCTGGACATGGCACGTCACATCATCAACGTGTATCGCGCCACTAACGACAAGATCGTAGCCCTATGGCAACAAGCTCAGGCAACACTCAAGGGCATGGTCAATGGTGAGGAGACTCAGCTAGGCCGAGAGGGTGTGCTCAGAGTATTTAATACATCCATCAAGTTACCTTCCGGGTTACTCATGCGATACGACGAGCTAAAGGTCGAGCCGGGAGAGAAGGGGCCGTCCTTTATGTATCGCACTCGCAAGGGGTTCACATATATCTACGGCGGCAAGGTCATTGAGAACGTGTGCCAAGCGGTTGCGAGGTGTATAATTGGAGAGCAAATGTTGCGGATTGCTAAGAGGTATCGTGTTGTCATGACAGTTCATGATGCCATCGCATGTATAGCACCCGAGGCAGAAGCTCAAGAAGCTATGGCGTACGTCATGGAGTGTATGCGGTGGACCCCCAAGTGGGCAGAAGGTTTGCCGCTAAACTGTGAAGCAGGGTTTTCCCGTAGATACGGAGATTGTTGAGTGAAGTTACCCCCGTGGTCCTTTAGTAGTATTAAGGCATATGAACAATGCCCCAGAAAGTTTTACCACCTCAAGGTAGTAAAGGACTACGAAGAATCAGCCACGGAAGCGACTCTATACGGGTCGCAGTTTCATGAAGCGGCTGAACTCTACATCAGGGACGGCATACCCCTACCCCCACACTTTAACTATGCGAAGTCAGTACTAGACAACTTCAACCGGATGCCGGGAGAGAAGCTGTGCGAGTACGCGATGGGTTTGACCGAGGATCTGCAACCTTGCGGGTTCAAAGACGAGAACGTATGGTGGCGGGGTATTGCCGATTTGGTTATCCTTGATCGTGACAATGCAGAAGCAAGGGTGGTGGACTACAAAACCGGCAAGTCAACAAAGTATGCCGACAAGGGTCAGCTTGAACTAATGGCACTGGCTATCTTCAAGCACTTCCCCGAGATTAAGAAGGTTAAGGGTGGTTTGTTATTTGTAGTGGCTAACGCTTTCCTTAAAGATAACTACCACATAGACCAGCAAGATGTTCGCTGGAGTAAATGGATTGCAGATCGCAAGCGCATGGCGGCGTCCTACGCCAACAATGTATGGAACGCAAGGCCGAGCGGGCTGTGTCGTAACCACTGCGTAGTTTTATCTTGTCCCCACAATGGAAGGAGTTAGTAATGCCTTACGTTAATAAGCCACGTCCGTACAAGAAAGAGTACGCGCAACAGAAGGAGCGGGGCGAGCACCCCCTGCGGATGGAACGCCAGAAGGCGCGTCGGATGTACGATGCCGAGGGGATCGAACGAAAAGGTAAGGACATAGACCACAAAGTTTTGTTAAGTAAAGGCGGGAGCAACGACAAAAGTAATCTGCGACTCACTACTCCGCACAAAAATCGTAGCCGAAACGGTAAGTAATGCAGATCGTCAACAACAAAGACTTATTACTACAGCTACGTGACCCAACGAAGGTCACGAGCCAGATACCGAAGAGCAAGGACATAGGGAACAATCAAGTGCTAGTTAACTGGGGGCTGGACGAAGCCCGGGCTTTACGCCAACTAAATATCCGTAACGTGCCTAGTCCCATCTTGGGACAATACAAATGGCCGGGGATGTACAAACCGTTTGATCATCAAAAGACAACGGCATCATTTCTTACGCTGAACCAAAAAGCTCTATGCCTGAACGAGCAAGGTACGGGCAAGACGGGTAGCGTCATCTGGGCTGCTGATTACCTGTTGAGCCTAGGCCGAATCCGGCGAGTGCTAGTGATCTGCCCCCTGTCAATTATGGATTCGGCGTGGCGAGCAGACCTGTTTAAGTTTGCCATGCACCGTACGGTAGATATCGCATACGGTAGCGTAGATAAACGCAAGGCAATCATCAACGGCGATGCCGAGTTCGTCATCATCAACTACGATGGGGTCGAGACTGTTGAGCAGGAGATCGACCGGGGCGGCTTTGACCTGATTGTTGTCGATGAAGCCAACGCCTACAAGAACACTTCGACTAAACGCTGGAAATGCTTGAACCGCTTGGTTGGCCCCCGCACGTGGCTGTGGATGCTGACTGGTACACCTGCCGCACAATCTCCAGTAGATGCGTATGGTCTGGCTAAACTAATCAATCCGAACTCAGTACCGCGCTTCGCGTCTTCGTTCAAGGAGATGGTGCTACTAAAGATTTCGCAGTTCCGGTGGATACCTAGGCCAGAAGCTACGACTATCGTGCATCGTGTACTGCAACCGGCGATCCGATTCAGTAAAGAAGATTGCCTCGATCTACCTGAGATGACCTACGTACGGCGGCAGGTCGAGTTGACCCCACAACAGAAAAAATACTACAAGCTACTCAAAGACAAGCTGGTTGTCCAAGCGGGCGGTGAGCAGATCACAGCAGTCAACGCGGCAGTGGCGATGTCTAAGTTGCTACAAGTAGCATGCGGTGCTGTCTACACCGACAACGGTGAGGTCATCGAGTTTGATATCAAGAACCGATACGCTGTCCTCAAGGAAGTCATTGAGGAAGCGAGCCAGAAAGTGCTGGTCTTCGTGCCGTTTAAGAATGCGATTGACCTTGTATCTGAAAAACTAACGAATGACCACATTTCAAACGAGGTTATTCGTGGTGACGTACCCGTTAACAAACGTACGGACATTTTCCGTAGGTTCCAAGAAACACCGGACCCAAAGGTACTAATTATTCAACCCCAGTCAGCGGCACATGGGGTGACCCTAACAGCGGCAAACACCGTAGTATGGTGGGGGCCGACTGCCTCGCTCGAAACGTACGCCCAAGCTAATGCACGAGTCCATCGTGCAGGACAAAGGCATCCTTCGACAGTTGTTCAGCTTGCTGGCGCAGCAGTTGAGAGTCACGTTTATAAGCTACTAGATAATAAAATAGACGTTCACGCAAAGATCATAGATTTATACGACGATCTGCTTGCGTAGCAACGCAAACCCTGTTAAACTACACTTCCCTTTTACCAAGGAGCTATGATGCACCCCGAAGAAACGCCGCAACAATATACGCCTGAGAAGTTAGTGCGTATCTACCTCAAGATGAAGGAAGCGCGTGAGAAGCTAGCCGCAGACTTCAGAGAGGCAGACGACAAAATCAAGTCTCAAGCTGACAAGGTGAAGCGAGTTCTCCTGCAACATTGCAAGGACCATAACGTCGAGTCCGTGAAAACGGCAGAGGGCATGTTCTATCGCACGACGCAGAAGACCTACTTTACTAACGACTGGGAGTCAATGGGCAAGTTCATCGTCGAGCACCAATGCCCTGAGCTTTTGGAGAAGCGGATACACCAAGGAAACTTGAAGCAATTTCTAGAAGAGAACCCGGAGCTTCTGCCGCCCGGGCTGAACGCTATGACCGAGTACTCAATCACTATTAGGAGAAACAAACAATGACGTTGCGATTTGTACCAATCGAAGATCTAGCACGGACGCTCACCGTGTCGGTCACGACGGTAAGGAGTTGGGTTCGGACAGGACTTATTCCGGGTGACACGTACGTTAAGATCGGCAATACTTACCGATTCGACAAGGACGCGATCATCAACCACTTCAAACCACAGAAGTCAGTATCGGAACCCGTCCCCTTGCCGCCCCCGCTTGAAGCTGAACCTGAGATGAAACAGCTTGAGTTTGACTTTAATGTAATTGATGCAGTGCTTGTAATTGACGTTGACCAAAACCTTTGAGGAAACCATGAACGAACTATCCCTATTCGGAAACCGCCGCTCCTCTGCCCGTCTCGCTGAAGTCGCTGACGCCCTTACTGAAAACGTAAATTCTGGTAGCGTCAATCGCCGCCTGAGTCTTGAGGGCAACTTGTTCCGTGAGATCATCAACGGCAAGGAACTGCGGGTCAACGAGGAGCGTGCTACTAACGTAGTTATTATTAACGCCGCTCCAATTTCCAAGATGTACTTTGCCGAAGCGTATGTCAAAGGCAAACCATCGAAGCCCACTTGCTGGTCATCGGATTCCCAAACTCCTGACCCCGCAGTACCGGACGATCAGCGGCAGTCTGCCCGTTGTATGGATTGCCGACAAGCAATCAAGGGTTCGGGTCAGGGCGATAGCAAAGCGTGTAAGCCCCAACAGCGTATTGCTATTGTCTTTGAAGGTGCAATTGAGAAACGTGAGGTCTACCAACTCACTCTTCCGCCAACAAGTATTTTTGGTGATCCATCGGAGCATGGCGGCAAGATGCCCCTGCAAGCCTATGCCCGTCACCTGAAAGCTCACGGCGAGAAGGCAATCGGGATCGTGACCGAGATGCGTTTCGATAGCAACAGCCCTACGCCTAAGCTGGTGTTTAAGCCCGTGCGTCCGTTGGACGATGCCGAGTTGGATATTGCGTTGGAGTTGCGGGATGCTCCTGATACCCAGCGTTATATGAAGCTCAATGTATCGCAGATGGATAAGGTCATTCCTGAGCCGGTTCCTTCGTTGTTCAACAATGCTGAACCTAAGCCGGAAACTAAGGCGAAAGCCAAGCCGAAGGCCGAGGAAGTTGAGGAAGTTATCGAAGAACCTAAGAAGGTTGTTAGCAAGAAGACTAGCACCGCCCCCCAAGCGGAAGCTATTGATATGAGTGACATCGTAGGCGATTGGGACGATTGATCGCGTAGTCTTCAGGCGGTGGCGGTTGGGGTATGTGTACCCTAGCCGCTATTTTTTTCTTCGTATGGGGCGAAGATGCAAGCGAAGGAATTCCTAGAGTCCGTCTTAGGATCAGACGGGTTCTATTGCACAGTGGGGTTGAAGGGTCCGAAGGATAACGTAACCCGAGTCCAGCGGCTGTTTGACAATCTTGATGATGCTGTTGATGAAGTATTCAGACTGGACGCGCAGGGCTTCAACGCCTACCACGCGCAAGCTACGTTTGAGACTGACAAGAACCGGAAGCAAGAAAATGCAAAATATTTAAAATCGTTTTACCTAGACATCGATTGTGGTGATGGACCGAAGAAGGATTTCCCTACACAGGCCGAGGCGTTAGTTGCCCTCAAGTCTTTTTGTAAGGCGATTGCATTACCTAAGCCAACCATCGTCAATTCTGGTTATGGCTTACATATTTACTGGATACTGACCGAACAAGTCCCGGCTGACGAATGGCTTGCCGCCGCGAAGCGGTTCAAGCAGGTAGTTAACAAGCAGGGGATGAAGTGCGATCAAACTTCCACATCGGATTCGGCCCGGATTCTACGCACCCCGGGCACACACAACTACAAAAACGGCACACCTAGAGTTGTTGAAGTCGTAGGCGAGATTGCAGCCGCCATTCGTTTTGAAGACTTTAGAGACATTATCGGAGCAGTACCGGCACCGCAAAGTAACGCTAAAGCCAAAGCAGAATATGACCCGCTTACACAAAACTTAATAAGCAACTATCAGCATAAGTTTAAGACCATCCTGATAAAAAGCGGTCAGGGTAAGGGGTGCGCCCAGATCCTAAAGATTGCGACAGAGCAACCCACAATGCCGGAACCGCTGTGGAGGGCGGGTTTGTCAATCGCGGCACATTGCATGGACCGGGATATCGCTATCCACAAGATATCGGACAAGCACCCGCAGTACAGTTCCGAAGAGACGATAGAGAAAGCCGACAAGATACACGGTCCTTACACCTGCGAAACTTTTAACACGCTCAACCCGGGTGTATGCGAGGACTGCCAGCACTGGAGGCAGATCAAGTCACCGATTGTTCTTGGTCGGGAGATTAAAGAAGCAGAAGAAACCGAGGAGGTTGAAGACGATAGCGTAGTAAAGAGTGCGGCAAGTCACTCTATTCCGAAATATCCGTTCCCCTATTTCCGTGGGGCTAACGGTGGCATCTACCGGAGAGACAAAGACAAGGATGGTGACCCCAAGGAGATCTTGGTCTATCACAATGACTTATATGTAGTCCGTAGGATACGAGATCCAGAAGCTGGCGAATCCGTAATGATGCGCTTGCATCTACCAAAAGATGGGGTACGAGACTTTACCGTAGCACTTACAGCCGTCACATCACGTGATGAATTTAGAAAGGTGATGTCGTTAAACGGCGTTGCCGTCATTAACCCGGAGCATCTTATGCACTACACAACTTCATGGGTAAATCAGTTGCAAAATACAGCAGTCGCTTACGAAGCTAGAAGACAGTTCGGTTGGGTCGGGGATAAGGAAAACCCCTTACAGTCCTTCGTTGTTGGGGCAATTGAAATATTCCCAGACAGGGTTGATATCAGTCCCCCATCTGTATCGACGGCAGGGTTAGTCCCACTATTTGAGCCACAAGGTACGCTAGAGAAATGGAAGGAGTTAGCAGAAGTCTGGAATAAGCCCGAGTACGTATTACATCAGTTCATGTTCAGCGTCGGATTTGGCTCACTCCTCATGGAGTTGACTGCACATAACGGGGGCACATTCCACTTCACCGGCAAGTCAGGCAAGGGTAAGAGTACGGGTTTGTACCTAGCAGCATCCCTCTGGGGTGACCCCATGCGCGTTGTTTTGGATGATAAAGATACCTTTAACTCCAAGATGAATCGGGCCGAGGTCTACAAGAACCTAGCGTTTCTTCTGGATGAGATGACAAATACATCTCCGACTGACTTAAGTACTTACGCTTACGCTGTGCCGAGCGGGAGCCAAAAGAACCGCATGTCTTCTAGCGGGAACAAAGAGCGGTATCGCGGTAAGCCTTGGAAGTTGTTAGCTGCTAGCACCGGCAACACAAGCATGATTCAGCGGATCGGGCTATACAAGTCGCTGCCAAAAGCCGAAGCCCTACGTATTATTGAGATACGTGTACCCGACAATCTGGCGAATCTAACCAAGGAAGAACAGGACAATTTTTACGCAGGTATTCAGAATAACTTTGGTCATGCAGGGCCGGTTTTTGTACAGTACATGCTTAACAACGTAGAGGAATGCAAAAAAGTACTGGCGTTTGTCCGCAGAAAGATTGATGAAGCGGCAAACCTGCAAGCGGATGAGAGGTTCTGGTCATCCATGTGTGCTTGTACTATTGCTGGTGTAGTCATTGCCCGAAAGGCGGGGCTGATTAACTATGACGTTGCGACGCTGACTCAGTTCATTCTTGGTGAACTAGCCAAGTCCAAAGAAAATAATTTTGATTTTGACTTGAACGCGGAACAGTTGCTGTCTGACTACATGGCCGAGAACTACAACAACATCCTTCGCATCAAGAGCACGGATGATGCACGTAAACAGTCAACTGGATTGGATCATTTGATCTTGCCTGACGCCACACCAAGGATGTCGTTGGTTGCCCGTTACGAATACGATATCAAGAAGCTGTACTTGCTACCTAAACCGTTCAAGCTGTGGTGCGTGAAGCAGCAGATCGACTACTCTAACATCCTAGACGCATTGAAGTCTGGCAGGACCAAGGCCAAGAAGGAGAAGATCCGGCTAGGTAGAGGCACTCATATGAACATGCCAGCCGCAGACGTGTGGACTTTACTTTGCCCATTTATGGATGGTGGCAGTGGCGCAGGGTAGATTTTGGCTTGACGATTTAGACCCAGACGGCCTTGTTATCAAGGTCGAATGGGATAAGTTTATTGTTGGATCGTCTATTTTTGTACCAGCAATCAATCACTTAAAGCTCAAGGAGCAGATCCTTGATATCGCCAAACGTAAGGGGTGGGAAGTAGAGACGCGGCGTCGGGTCGAGGGCAAAATTTTAGGGCTTCGCATCTGGAGAAAATTGTGATACAGTGAAACTTGTTCGTGTGTCTCCTCCAAGGTATTACCCCCGACTGTGCGGCCACGCCTTCGGGGGATTTTTTTTCGCCTAGTCCTCTAGCTCGTCATCAGAGAAGCTGTACTCCGAAGCATCTTCCATAAGCTCGGCACGCATTGCCTTACTCAAGGTAATACCGTGGAACATCTCAGCCGAAGTCTTGGCGTTGGCCTTTAGCGAACTGATGATTGTGTCAGCAGTAACAGTGCCGGGATGCTTCTGGCCGAGTTTCAGTAACTTCTCCATCACCTCGTCGTACTCACGCTGATCACTTTCGCGCATCGCTACGTATAGCTGCCGCAACAACCTTGTCTTTTCCGTTGTGACATACTTGTCTTTGGCTTTAAGCGCGGTGTTTTGTTGGATCTGCTCCATATAACTTTGCGGAGCGAAGCCGATCATCTGCATGGCAACCTCGTACCCATTTGCCTGTTTGGATACCTCGTCACCACGTAGAGTCTTGAAGCCTTCCGTAGCGTAACGGTTAGCTTTTAAGAAGTTAGAAAAGAAGGCTGGCAGCATCTGCTCGATACCACGCTCGACTTCCCCTTCCGATACTTTCTTAGCACCATCAAAGATCCGTTGGGCAACGCCAAAGGCCGGACCACCTAGACTTTCAACTGCTGCTTTAATGGGATCATCAGACCACGAGGCAAATCGTGGGGAGCGATACAGCAATCCGTTAAAGCC